TCAGAAACTCCCCTCAGGAAAGGTAAACCGCGCCACAACCCTCCGGCGCCAAGGCGCACTCAAAGGGCTTTCCACAACCGAATGGCCGGAATACGCATGAATGAATGTGGCTTTCGCCCCGATCTCGCCCGCGATGCCCACGTGCTTGGCCACGCCCCTGTCTCGCATCCGAAACAGCAACACATCGCCCGCCGCCTCGTCGCCCAGCGCCTTGGGCACCAGATGCCGCAAGGCCGCCGCCAGCAACCGCTCCTCGCCCTGTGGTTCGGACCAGTCCCGACTGTAAGACGGCACATATTCGGGTTCCGTCCCCAGCAACTCGCGCCAAACTCCGCGCAGCAATCCAAGGCAATCGGTTCCCGCCCCCTTGGCCGAAGCCTGATGCCGATAGGGCGTCCCGATCCACCCGCGTGCGGCGCCTACTACCTGCGCGCCCCTCATCTTCGGCTCCCGCCGCCAGCCGCCGCACTGCTCCCCGGATAAGCGACAGTCCAGTCATCCCCCGGAATGTCCGGGAACCCCTGAAAGTTCATCACATTGTCGAACTTCAGCCGACAGGTCGCGAACCGCTTGTCGCACCCTGCCGTAAGGCGAATATGATCCCCCGCCGCAATCTCGGCCCGCAAAGGTGCCCACAGCTCGATTACCCGCTGGCCGCCATCAATATGATCCTGCTTGATCGCCCCCTTCAGCCCGCCCGCGGCCCCGTCCAGAACCGCCAAACTGCCCCGCTGGAACCAGCCCAAGTCGAACCCGGCCAACTCAGCAAAGCGGAACACCCGCGCCTCGTCGACCTGCTCCACCGCGATTTCCGCCGTATACCCCGACGTTTCCGCATCAAACCCGCACTCGGTATCGCCGAAAACGGCGGTACATGGCCGCTGATACACTCGCCCCACCGGCTGGTTCAGCATATCGGTCAATCCGCGCAGCTCGGCCTGGAAACCGCCCGCCGCGCGGCTCAACTCGCCGATCATCCCGTTGAACTGCAGCGCACGCTGCGCCACATCGGCCCAGTTCACCAACCAGCACCGCACCGAGGCCGCATCGAACCGCCCCGCCTCGATATCCTCCTCGGAAACCGCCGCATCCGACAGCGCGCCCAGCGCCTCGGTATTGTCCACCGACAGGCCGGTGCCCTGCTGCAATGCCATCGCCGACAACCCGGTATCCGCCTTGAAGCGGATCCCCTCGAACTTCAGATCCAGATCATGGTCGGTAAACCCATAGGTCTCGCCATCCTTGCGGCGGATCGACCAGCAGCGGCACAGTGTCGTCACCCCCGATTGAAGATGCGACAGAAACGCGTCATCCAGCTTCATCACACACGCACCTCCACCACAGGCACATCCGGCGCTTCCCCCGCCTGAAAGCTGGCGACACTGGCGCGGATGCGGTCAGTGTCAAACCGCACCGGCACATCAAACTCAAACCCCGCAGTGATTTCGGCGCCGGTATTGGGCGGCTCGTCAAAACTCACGATCCCGGTGGTGACATCGACCGCGAAATGCACCGCTTCCTGCAACTGATCGCGGTCCACGCCGATGCGCACCGTCCCCGCCACAGGCTTACCGATCAACCGGCCATAGCTTTGCTCACCGGACCGGTAATTCTTCACCAAGGGAAAGCTCACGCGCTCTCCATCCCCCATCGCAATCACCTGATCCTCATAGCTCACCTCGCGCGAGGGGCGGCAGGATTTGAAATCCGACCAGTCCTTCCAGCGAAAGCCATGCATCTGCCCGCCCCGCGCCTCGAAAAACGCGATCAGAATCTCGATGTCATCCAACGACCGCATCCCCATCCCGGCATCATAATGCCTGCGCGAGTGCGCCCAGGGCGTATTGCGCTCTTCAAAACCATTGGCCAACGTCACCACATCCGTGCGCCGCTCCGGCCCACCAACGGCGCCGAAACTCAGGTTTGCGGGAAACCGCACCTCATGAAACTGCATCCTGCTTCTCCCTCTGTTGCTTTAGCGGATCCGCTGCCCACGCCCCAGCGCACGCCCCATCTGGGCCGCGATCTGGCTTTGCGAACGGCGAAACCCTTCCACATCCGGCGTCGAGATATTCATCACCACCGTGGTGGCCCGCCCGCCCTGTGCGCGCACGCCCAACTTGCCATCGGCCCCGCGTGTCAGCGGCATGATCGCCTCTGGCCCCGCTTCCCCCATCAACCCGGTGCCGCCACGCATCGGGAATGTCGTCGGCCCCGAGACAACTCCGCCATTGGCAAACGGCATCACCCGGCCCTGGCTGAAACTGCCGCCCTTCTCGAATGGCAACAGCCCCGTCACCAAACCGCCCACTCCCTGCGCCAAGACTGACCCAAAGTGATCGGCCACCGGCTTGACTGCCGCCGCATAGACCGTGTTCACCATCGACTGCGCCACCGTGTGCAACGCATCCGACAGCTTCACCCCGTCCAACAACACGCCGTCAAACGCCTTGCGCAGCCCGCGGCTCATGCCCTTTTCCAGCGTCGAAACATCATGCGAGGTCGAGGCCAGCGTTTCGCGCACCCGCCGCAACTCCGCATCAAACCCGCTGGTCATGGCCGAGGCCGCCCCAAGGCTCGTCTCCAACGCCTCAACCTGATCCTGAAGCGTCTCCACCCCTTCGATATCACTCATCGTCTGTCTCTCCTTTGTCGTCAGGATAGGCCTGCAGCAATTCATCCAGCCGCGCCCGGTTCAGTGGCGCCGCCCCCGATCCCGCCCCCAGCATCAGCATCAGCTCTGCCGGGGTCAGCGCCCAGAACGCTGCCGGGCTCAGGTGCAATCCCCTGATCCCGGCCTGCATCAGGGCTGGCCAGTCAAACCGGCTCACCCCGCGCGCTCGCCCGGCACAGTAAAGGCCCGCGCCAAAAGCTCTGCCGCCACCCGCGCCGCCGCCATCGGTCCGCCTTCGATGTCGGCCTGCATCAGGTCGGGCGCATGTCCCTGCCACCCGCCACCGCGCAACCCCGCCACGATCAGCATCAGCACGTCGCGGCTGGAAAACTGCCCCGCCTCGAACCGCTCCACCAACCCAAGCAAAGTCCCCGCCTTCAGCCCGGCCTCCAACTCGGCCAGCGCACCCAGCGTCAGCTTCAGCACATGGTGCTGGCCATCAATGACCAACCCCACCTCTCCGGCCCAGGGGTTCGCCATTCTACGCCGCCGCCGTAAAGCTCAGCGCCCCGGCCGAAGCCAACGCCACCTCATAGGTCGCCTCGCCATTGTGGCTGCCCGCATATTCGATCGAGGTCAGTTGAAACGCCCCCTCGACCACGCCGAAATCAGGGATGATCACCTGAAAATCCGGGGTTTCCCCGTCAAAGAAGATCTGCCGCGCGCGTTCATCCGTCGCCGCGTCCTTGAACACACCCGATCCCGAAATCGCCGCCGACTTCACCCCGGCCCCGGCCAGAAGCTCGCGCCACCCGCCTTGGCTCTCCAGGCTGGTCACATCCACGCTCTCCGCGTTGAAGCTCACCCGCGTGGCGCGCAAACCCGCCACTGTTTCGAACTGGCCATCGCCAGTCAGATCCACCTTGATCAACAGATCCTTGCCGTTCTGGGCACCCATAGCAGTCACTCCATTCTTGAGAAATTTCAGTTGTCATCCACACGCGCACGGAATTTCAGATCGATCCGCCGCCGCCCGCTCGTGCCGTCGCTCCGCGCCACCGCCTTCACGAACCACAGCCCCACAAGGCTGCCCCGGCTCAGCACCAGATCCGCATCCACCAGCGCATCACTGACCGCGCCCGCCACCGCCTTGGCGCCCTGATACCCCGCCGCATCCGTCACCACCGAAACGGTGACCTCATGCTCGGCCCCGGCCCCGGTCTTGTCCGAGCGGTCCCTGACCACCTCCGGCCCCAGGCTCACGTAAGTAGACGGCAACGTGCCCGCAGGCAGCGCGTCATAAACCGCCGTGCCCACCAATCCTGTCACCGCCGCATCCGCCAGCAGATGCTGATACACCGCCGCCTGAAGCGCCGCCGATACGCCATAGCTCATGCCACCACCTCCTCGGTTGCAAAGCAGGTCAGATACCGCCCCTCGGGGTCCCGCTCTGCGACTGCCTCAATCCGGTAAATCCGCGCGCCTTCGCGAAACCGCTGGTCCGGCCGCGGCCGCATCGTCGATCCCTCTGGCGCGCCGCGCACCACGATCCGAAACGCCGCCCGCGAGACCTGAACACCCGCGCTCGCCCGTTCGCGTCCACTGCGCAGCGTCACATCCGCCCACAGCTCGCCCAGCGCGCCCCAGCTTTGCGCAAAGCCCCCCGCGCCATCCGCCACCCGCTCGGCGCTCTCCAGCACCAACCGCCGGTTCAACTGAACCCCGGCCATCACAGCGACCCCGCGAAAATCCGCACCGTGCGATAGCGCTCCAACAGGCTGGTCACCCCAAACGGCATGCAGCCGCTGCTCAGCCCGGTATCATGGCGATATTCGTAATAATGCGCCGCCAGCAGCAGCACCGCCTGCGCCAGATCTGCAGGCAGATCGCTCCATTCCGGGCCATAGCCCGCCAGCAGCCCCACCCGAACCGATCCACCGCTGGGAACCTGCGGCAACAAAGTGCCCACCGGGCTGATCCGGGGACGTTGCAGATCCGGCACCAGCCGGTACACCGCGCTGTCCAGCACAGTTTCCACCTCGCCCCGATCAATCAGCACCACTGACGCGATCGCGCTGACCGGGGCCACCGGCAACACCTGCCCCGTTACATCGCGCCAACGGCTCAGCGTCCAGGAAAACTCCCGCTCGATCAGGATCTTGCCTGTTCGCGCTTCGATCGCAGCCATCGCAGCCCGCAAAAAGCTTTCCAGAACCGCGTCCTGAACGCTGTCCTCGGCAAACCCGCTTCCCAGCCGCAGATGGGCCTTGAATTCCGTGACCGGAAGTGCCGCCAGCGGCACGGTGGTCTCTTCGACTAACATCATGGACTTACTCCGAAAATTCCGGCCCCCTCTCCGATCCTCAGGTGCGCGCCACCAGCGTTGCTCGGACGGAGGGAGCAGCTAGACAACGCAAATGCTTACGGCAGCGCGCACCCCAGAGGCTGACCGTCAGGCCAGCCCCCCTTCACCCCCGCTTACGCGACGGCGAATTTCAGCAGCTTGATCGCGGCGAAATCGCTCACGTCGCCGCCCACACGCTTGGTGGCAAAGAACAGAACATGCGGTTTGGCGCTGAACGGATCGCGCAGGATGCGCAGATCGGGGCGCTCGGCCACGGTGTACCCGGCGGCGAAATCGCCAAAGGCAATCGCATCGGCACCGCTGGCAATATCGGGCATGTCCTCGGCCACCAGCACCGGATAGCCCATCAGACGCGCAGGCTCGCCCGCAGCAAGACCATCAGACCACAGGAAGCGGCCGTCGTTGTCCTTCAGCTTGCGTACAGCGCCAGCGGTCTTGGAATTCATCACGAAAGACGCGTTGGCGCGGTATTCCGCCCCCAGAGCATACACCAGATCGATGATCGGATCGGCAGAACCAAAATCACCATCCACACCCGTCGGCACATAGCCCAGATTGCCCCAGGCCCAGACATCGTTGTCGACGCTCGGATGGGTCAGGAACCCCGTGGGCTTGTCCACCCCGTCGCCGCTCACAAAGGCCGAGGCCTCGGCGCGGGCGAACTTGTCGGCGATCCGACCGGCCAGCCAGCCCTCGATATCAAACGCGCTGTCGTCCAGCAGACGCTGGCTCGCCTTCGGCATCGCCGACAGCTCATGCAGCGCAATGGTGATACGGTCGATGCTCGGCGTGCCGGTCTCGGTGGTTGCGGTCGCCTCGGTGGCCCAGCCGTGGCCGACGTCGGAATGATCCACCAGCACATCGAACGAGGTCGCCTCGACCGTCACCACATTGGCAACCTGACGGATCGACGAGCCCGACTTCAGCACGCTCTTGATGCTGGCCGTGGTCTCGGGGTCCACCAGATACCCGCCATCCCCAGCCACCGCCGTGGACATTGCCTTGCCCTCCAGCTCCAGACCGCGCAGCGCGTCGTCGTCGCCGGTGCGGACATAGGCGTTGAACGCCTTCTGATGGGGGGCCTCAAGGTCGCCGCCGGCGGCCAGTGCGGGACGTGCGGGGGCAAAAGATTTACGATCAAGCATGGTCAGTCGCTCTTCCTGTTGTTGAAGTCGGTTGTGAATGTTGGCCCGAAAGCCATTGAACTCGCTTACAAAACCCGCAACGGCGGATTTCACCTCGGCGACCGGAGACAGATCTTCCCCGGCCCGAGAATTTCTCTCGGTCATTGTCATCGCTTTTCCTTGATGCTGTGATGAGCTGGCGCGTCAGCCGCGCGCCAACTCCTGACGAGCGCCGTCAAACGCCGCCGCCAATTCGCGCAAAGCGTCGTCGGTCAGGCTCTCGCCCTTCGCCGCTACCCGCGCACTGGGCAGCATCGGAAAGGTCACCAGTGACACCTCCCAAAGCTCCAGTTCAGTCAAGAGCCTCTGGCCCCTGTCAGTCTTGCCCGCCCGCTTGGTGCGGTATCCAATCGACAGCCCGTCAATCGCCCCCGCCGCAATCAGCGCCGCCGCCTCGCGGCCCTTCTCGACGCTGTCCAGCAACCGGCCTTTGACATACAGACCGCGCGCATCCTCGCGCACCTCGTCCCAGATCCCGATCGGCTGCGCCGGGTCATGCTGCCACAGCATTTTCACCTGCCGCCTGTCGCGCGCCAATGCCGCCAAAGACACCGCATAGGCCCCCTTCTGCACAACATCACCGCCCTGATCGCAGGCCCCGAAATAACTTGCATAGCCTTCAATCCGGGTGCCATCGGTCACGCTCAGATCGCCGTCAAACCGGGCAAACTTGCGCTCCAACCCTGTGTCCATCTCCATATCCATTCCTTTGCAAAACCCCGTTAAGGTGCCGCCTGCAACAGCGACTGGAACGCCTGCGCCAGGATCACCCCGACCACGCCGTACACCGTCAGCCACAGCCGCTTTTCCAGCCGCTCCATCATCTCCTCCAGCTTCTCCAGACGCCGGTTCAGCCCGTCGAAATGCAACGAGCTGACCCGCTCGTGCGCCTCCAGCCGCAGGGCGGGCGCGCAATCGAACGCCTCGAACCCCACCCGCTCGCGCTCATCCCGCATCGACGCCGCCTTCGCTCAGCGCAGGCAACCCCAGCATCGCGCGCTTCTCGGCATCGGTCAGAAAATCCGCCTCGCTCACCCGGCGCCACTGCGCATCGCGCTCGCCCGACAGCGCCGGCACCTGATCCAGATCGGGCCGCAGATCCAGCGGCGCCCCCGCGAAGCCCGACAACCAGTCCGACACCCGCGCTGTCACCTTCGACACCAGCGGCAAGACCGTCAGCCGGTAAAACGCCCGGTTCGCCTCCTGATAATTCGAAAACGTCGCATCGCCCGGGATCCCCAGCAGCATCGGCGGCACCCCGAACGCCAGCGCGATCTCGCGCGCGGCACTTTCCTTGGTTTTCTGGAATTCCATATCCGAGGGCGAGAACCCCATCGGTTTCCAATCCAGCCCGCCTTCCAGCAACATCGGCCGCCCGGCATTGCGCGCGCCCTGATGATGGCTCTCCATCTCACTCACCAGCCGGTCATACTGATCTGTGCTCAGGCTGCCCTGGCCCTCGGCCCCCTTGTACACAATCGCCCCCGAGGGCCGCGCCGCATTGTCCAACAATGCCTTGGACCAGCGGCTGGCGCTGTTGTGCACATCCACCGCCTGCGCCGCCGCCTGCATCGCCGAAAACCCGTAATGATCGTCCTGCGGATGGAAATTGCGGATATGGCAGATCAGCGGCACTGCCCCGGTCACATCGAACCGGTGCTTGCGCCCGTTCACCGTGTAATCATAGGCCACCGGCCAGCCGTCATTGCCCGGCACCAACGACATTCGGTCCGAGCGCAGAACATGCAGTTCCACCGGAACCCCCGCATCCCCGCCCACCGCCTCGACATAGCAATTGCCCGTCAACAGCAGCTGCGCAAACAGCGCCTCGAACAGCTCGGCCCGCCCCTGCACCGGGTTGGGGCGCTGCACCAGTTCCAGCATCGGATGCACGTCATAGCGCTGCACACGGTCCTGCAACACCACCGGCAACGCCGCCGCCGCCTCGGCGATCATCTTGACACAGCGAAACCCGACCGGATTTCCCGCAAAGCCGGTCCGCGTCAGCGATCCGGTATCGCGCGGGCTCCAGACCACGCGCCCGGCGCTCTGCATTGCCACGACCGGCCCGGTGGCGCTGGCCTTGACCTCGGGCACCGCCACTGCCGCCTCGCGCCGAAAGAATTGAAATGCCATCCCGTGATGCTCCTCGATCCGGGCAAGCCTCCGGCGGTCGCGCCCCGCCGGGCCCGTCACCTTCTGCTCGCCATTTCCATTGGTCCGTCGAAACTGTTCCGACCTTGCTCAGAACAATCCGCTGAAAAGTTTAACAATTATGAACTAGAGCGCACGCACCTGCGGACGCCGCCATTTCGCGCTCGGCTCAAGGATCAGCTCGTGCAATGCCCACACCAAAGCATCCACCCGGTCCGGGCTGCCCTTGCCCTCGAACCCCTGCGCCGTCATTGCGCACATCTGGTCCTCCAACGCCCCCAGCCCGCGCAAGTGCCAGACCCGCCCCTGCTCATACAGCGCCGCCACCGGCTCGGCCCGCGCCACCTTCCCGCGCGAGGCATGCACCTTCTTGAACGGCACCATTGGATCGACCTGCCGCACCACGGCCTCGACCAGATCACCGCCCTGATTGACCTCGGCCACCATCCGGTCGGCGCCCCACTTCTCCATCATCTGAACCGCTCTGCGCGCCCATTGCGTCGGGCTGGCAGCACTGATGCTGGCGTCCTCCAACACATAACCCGTCCAGTCCGACACCGCGCCGCCACTGCGCACGCCCACAACCACGATCCCGCATTCATCCGATCCCGCATGTCCGGTTACCGGCGGATCGACCGCCACAACGATCCGGTCCATCTCTGGGGCCATATCGCGCCGCAATCCCTCCAGCATGGCGCTGGTCCACAGCGCGCCCTCGGCGTCCTCCAGCAACACCCCCTCCAACTCCTGCCGCCCCAGCCGCGTCCCCGCGTACCGTGCCTGAACCTCCTCCAGAAAGCTCTCCGCCAGATAGGCCCGGTTCGCCTCGGTCGGCGCATGGGTCACCACAGTTGCGGGCAACTTCAGCAGCTCCTTCAGCACCCCGACATTGCGCGGCGTTGTCGTCACACAAACCTGCGGCGCCTCACCCAACCGCAAACCAAACTGCAACATGTCCCAGGTGTCCTGCGCCTTCTTCCACTTCGCCAGCTCATCCACCCAAGCCGCATCAAACTGCGGCCCGCGCAGCGCCTCGGGGTCATGCGCCGAGAATATCTGCGCCGTGGCCCCGTTCGGCCAGATCAGCATCCGCCGCCCCGCGTGCCAGTCGGGCCGCCGGTCGGGCGGCGAGCACGCCAGAATACCGCTCTCGCCGAACACCATCACCTCGCGCGCCTGATCAATCGTCTCGCCGACGATCGCCACCCGGCTGGCCCGCCCCGCATCCAGCGGCCGCGCGCCCTCGACCTGCGCGCGCACCCACTCGGCCCCGGCGCGGGTTTTCCCCGCGCCACGCCCCCCCATGATCACCCAGGCGCGCCAATCGCCCTCGGGTGGCAACTGATGATCCAGTGCCCAGAATTCGAACAAATAGGGCAACGCCAACAGCTCGCCCTCGCTCAGCTCATCCAGAAAGGCGCGTTGCACCTCCGCACTTGCGGAGGCGATCCAGTCGGCACCCAATCTTAGTCCTGGCGTCCTCGAAATCGAGGGCATAGTCCCGGACGACTCCTGATTGCCTTTTCTTTCGCTCTTCAAAACCGGCCTCCAATTCAAATGCGATCCGCAGCCACTGGCGGAGTTCCGAAGACACTTTACTGGCGTCCTTGACCGCCCCCAGATCGCCCTCTCTCAGGCGGGTCTGCAATGCGCTCAGCTCAGACGTGATATCCCTCAGTTGCGCCTCAACAGTGTTAAGGGCGCCGCCCAGGGGGAAAGCGTCTTCTTCAGATGTGATCATTGTCAT